TCTTGCAACAGATTAAATGTTGTTGGGTATGCACCAGTTAATGTTATTTGTGAAGTGTGGGCACCAGAACCTCTCTGCATAATACTTGTATCTGAACCTGAAGTAGAACCATAATAGTATGTGTGGTTGTATTTTGTTCCTGCACCTTCTTGCCACAATTCGTGGTCAACATTACTTGCATGTATGTCTAAGTTATGTGTATGAGAACCATTCTGATAGATATCAACATCATTACTATTACCCCATATGTGTCTACCATATGTTGCACCATCATACTGTATTACTGCTTCGTTATTGCCTGTGCCATCGACATCACCACCCCAAGCTTTACCTGAACCCCAATATGAAACCCAAGAAATACTATTTCCTGAACCGTTTTGTTGAAAGTTAAATGTATTGTTTGCATGGTCAAAGGAGAAGTTTACTGTATTATCTGAACCTATTTGTGTGACATTAATATTTGCATTGTCTCCACCACCGACTTGTTCAATATGGACATGATTATCACCAGCGAAAACCATAGGGGTCAATAAGACCCCTAAAGTAAATTTCAATAATGATTTAGTTATATAATCCATAGTAATATCATCGTTAAGAAAACCCCTTTACTAAATGCCAACCAATACATATGGTAGTCATCAAGTCTAACAGACTTCTGAAACCCAACTAATTGAGATTCATGCCATTCACGGAGTTGTGATAACATATTTATCATACGACCTCCTCTTTTTGTGTTGTCGTAGTAGTATTTAGTTAACTTGGTTGATGTAAATGAAGATTTCATCTCCACCATTTACTGTTATAACACCTTCATAACTTGGTGTAATTGTGTTTAATTGTACTGATGCACCTGGTTGAAATGTTAAAGTTATCTTTCCCTCAACCTCTCTGTAAAATACAAGGCCACCATCTTCAATAAAAACATTGTATTGTGAATCTTTATTCTTACCAAGTGAAGCACCTTTTATGTTAAAGTCTGAACTTCCACCCGAAGATGATTGTCTATCTCCCAAAGCCTTTGTGGTTTTAATTAGTTCTTCAACAACATCTAACATGTCTACTAAGAAGTCTGCATCTAAGAAGTCAATATCAATAGAACTATATCTTGCATCGTAGTCTGGGTCATTTGCATAATCATCGTAGTCTTTTTCCAACTCATTGAACTCTAAGAAATCTACATCTAACATTCCTTGGTCTTCATTGTTATCATCTTGAGCTGCTTCTTGTACTGCCTCTGCAACTGCAGGTGGTGGTGCAACAATAAACATATTATCTATCTGATTAACTGATAGATTTGATATCGTCACAGGACTTGTTGGTGGACTATCTAAACTTGAAACCATTGTTGCCTGAAATGCCTTATCTAAGACTATTCGACCACCTTCATTTATGACTGTTATTTCTCCTGATGAATCACCAAATCTATCAGGAAGTAGAACTATCAGACTCCTTCCGAGTTCGTCAATGGTTGTTGTAAAATCTGTCCCACGAATTGCTATTTGTGCCGTAGGTGTTCGTATGTCTATGTTAGACTTTTTAATTTTTTGACCATTTCCAGAAGCAAATCGTGCCGTGCCTTGCATCATTCTTAAAGACATCTTCGATAAACTTGGATTTGGGTCGTAGTATACTTCGTCTATGTATACTTGTGTGTGTTCTGTAAGTGCAAGTTCCTCATCATCAAGGAACTCAATAAGCATTCTGCCGTTGCCTGTTATTGCCTCATCATAGAGAACAATTCCTGTGCCAACATCATTACCTATTTCAGAATTGTTTCTAAGAACAGAACCAATTCCTGTGGATTCTACAATATCTCCAATGGAGTCTGCGTGAACAGACCCCATGAAGAGTAAACTACTAAGAATCAGTAGCTGTGTCTTTCTGATTGATTTGTATAACTGAATTATCACTTGTGATGTCCAATGTTATCTCACCTTTACAAGTAGAAATACCTGTTGGGCATGTTCCACTTAACTGATTGATGTCTACATCTGCAGAATCACCATTCAATTCAAAAGTGATATTGTGATAGGCACCATCTTTCTGTAATGTGTTGATGTTATTTGAACCACCTGTGATGTCAAAGTTCCATGTGACATCATCTGATTCTACATCTACATCAAATACATTTGAGTTTCCTATTACAATTAAATCAAAGTCTAACCTCTCTGCTTGAGCAACTGAACCTTGGTCAAAGTCCATAGTATTAGAATCACCAGTTATATCTACCAACATATTGGAAGAATCTGATGAACCTGATGAACCAATTAACCAATCAAACACATTACTATCACCGTTGAATTCTAGTGTGTATGATGATGAATCGGCAGTCAATGTTCCATAAAGTAAGTTCTCGTTACCTAGCTGGTCGATGTTAAAAACCAACGAAGTACCTGTGATAGGCATGGCAGCTGAACTACTTGAAAAGTCATTCAGTCCCATTTTGTTACCATAACCGATTTGGTCGACATATAATCTTAATGTATCACCAACTTGTGTTATGTTAATTTCGTTGTCATCGTCTGCAGCTGCAAACAGAAAAGGTACAGTCAAAAATAAACTTAGCGCTAATGTTATTTTTTTCATTTTTCTTTTCCTTCTATTTCCCAAAAACCTCTATCGTGTCCTTGGTTTATTAATTCGAACACTGCCGCTTCAACTGCAGACCGTGTCGCGTATGTCACACTCTCATTATTTCCCACTCCGTCCTCGAATTCGATGAGTTGTGTTCCTTGTTCTATAAATCGGAATACATCACCTCCTCCACCATAAGAAAGGATAGTCTTTCTTGTTTGGACATTCAATAATACTTCACCAGTTAGAACTGATACTGCTCGTAATGAAACAGTCACAGCATCCTTTCTATACATCCTACTAACACCAACTCCAAGAGTTCTGGCACCTCGGCCACCACTCTCTAAATTGGTATCATACCCAATAATTCCACCCTCGATAATCATTCCTGCAAATAAAAGTGGTGCAACACCTGGAGAATCTTCTCCTTTTTTCTTTGCAATATCATCTCTGGCAGACCTAATAATTTGTCTCTCTCTAACAAGGTGGTCTAAACCTTGTCTTTCAACCACTCTAAACCATGTGTCTCCACCAGCAGTCTTTAATGCATCAATTAATAACTCAGTTCCACCTTGTGAGACTGCAGTTGAAAATGATGCAAGGTTATCAACTGCCTTTCTTTGTCCTGTTTTGTCTGAAAAATTATAGACTGCAACTACTGGTTTATTTTTTGCAGGTGGTAATTTAAGTAGTTCTATATAACTTGGAAGTTTAACTGCTTCTGGTTCATCAACACAAATGAAAGGCATTGCTCTCTCAAAAGTTCTACCCATTGCTCTGGCATAGTTAACCAAATCATGGTCGTATTCATCACCCCATGTTTCTGGATTACACTCTTGTGGTTCGTTTGAAAATCTAGGAACCGATGCGCAAGAGGTAAGTATTATTGCTAAACTAACCGCCGTCAGTAGTCGAACCGTCACCTGTATCACTCCCGAAGTTACCACTTCCAATTGGTATCTCTAAAATTGTTTCTGTTCCGTCACTATCAATTATTGTCATTCTAATAAATTCTGTTCCATCTAAATTTGTTATAACTTCATATGTGACTGTTGAACCTTCTAATACGAATGAACCGAATCTAACTGGATTATCGTTGTTGAACATATTTTCAACCAACTGTTTTGCCATTTGGGCATAGATTCTCGATTCTAAATTTCTAATAAATTTTGCTAAGGTTGTATTATTCTCTTCTCTCTCGGCTGCTTTTCTTGCCGCTTCTAGTGCCTCTTCAATTGCCTTTTTTCTGGAGAACTCTTGGTTTTCCACGGTCAAATAATGAGATGCAGTTCCTACTCCTGAGAAACTAGGATTTTTAAACTTATGTACTATCTCTGTTGCAGATAGTGAAAATGATAATAGAAGTGCGATGAAACACATAGGTAAAATTATTTTCATTTTTCCTTACTCCTTTTCTTTTCGTTTTCTTTGTATTCTAAGACTACATCAACCTTTTGTTGAAGTCTTATAAGGTCTTGGTCTAACATACGCACTTGGTCAATTAATCTAATCAATGCCATATGTTGTTTTTCGATTTCAGGTTCTAGTTCGTTACCTACAAACCACCAGATGTAGTATATAAAATAACCTAGACCAACCATCATTACGATTGGGAATCCGTATTCGGATATTAATTGAGCAACTTCGGACATTAATCCCTCCGTGCGTCAATCTTATCGTCTTCTATAAAGTTCTCTGCTCTGGCAATTCTCTCTATATCGGGTCTTAGTTCTAACGCTGAACTTACTAACATGTCTATCTTAATCATTTCGTTAGACATTGTTCTTGCACGATTTTCTAGTGACTTACAGAACATGGTTAGTGTTTTTATATCGTCTACAACACCTTCTAGTATCTGTTTTATAACAGTGAATATAAAGAAACCCATTACTAGACTACCAGCAATAGGGGCACCAACTTCACTTATTAATCCAAAGATATCTTCCATGCCATTATTTATACTTTTTGATTTCTCTTGGCGAAAAAAAAGGGCACTTTTCAGTACCCTTTGGTGACTTAGAAGTCTATTTTATTTCATTTGAGAATGAATAGATTTTATCACTTCTGCTTTTGAACCCGAAACTTTTACCTTTAGGTTTTCCTTATCTGCAAGTTGAATCAACTGAACTTTAGTTAGTTTCTTTAACTCCGATTGTGAAGGAACTTTCTTTGCAGGTTTCTTTGCAACTGGTTTTACAGGTGTATCATTTGTAGACTTAGCTAAAAAATGATATGCTAGTAAAAGACCCACGATGCCTAGTATTACATATTCCATAATTATACCTCTTGTTTATGTATACTTATTTATCCAACAAAGGATTCTTATCCTTGGCCTTGCCTACTGCTAGTGCAAGAACTTCCAGATACTTGTATACTTTTGCCCAAAGTTTATCGTCTGCTGGTGTTGGTGTCAAAGCGACAATAACACTACAGATAGAGATAACCACTGGTATTACCATTAATATATTCCAAATTCCCATAATAAAGTTTGCGATTGCTGTTAGCATAATCCGCCTCCTTATTTGATTTAATCAGGTTTATTTAGGTTTTATTACTACCGATTGAGTATTTTGTTGTTAATTTCCATTGCACTTTCTCTTTGAAAGGTATGATTTTAACTTGTGAAAGTGGTGCAGTTGGTTCTTTTATCTTATCATTGTCTATAACTTTGATAAGACTCCACTGTTGTAATAGATTACAGATAGTATTTCTTCTGCCGATATCATTTTCATCTATGTTGGTTGATTTACCGTCAAGAGCAAACAGTTCTTTGAAATGTACAATGTAATACTTGCCTCTCTTATGTAAGATATGACATGATTGAAAAAGTTCTTGGTCTCTGCGAGATGCAACACCAATTCTGGAAAGTGTTTCTCGGATTTTGAGAAAATCGTCCTCTTTCTCAAAGGAGATTTCTACTAATTTTTCTACTAAAGCGGTCTTTTTCTCCAAAATTTATCGGACCGTCCATGGCTTCCATACCTTTTTGTTGAAGCCAATTTTTACAAGCCTCAAAAAGCATGAATGCCGCTTGCTGATCGTCAATGCATTCAAAAAAACCGAATCCTCCAGTGGGTTGTGTAAATGTATGGGCTCTTTTGCCGTCAATAAAAGCAGCCA